TCTACTAAATCTCTTTTAGTTGCATATCTAATATTATCTACTAGTCTACCATCAGGTAATGTAATAATACCTGTTTCAGGGTCCATTTTAGAACCTTCTATTATTGGAACACCAAACTCATCTTTGTCTAAAGCAGACCTTATTCCCTCTACAAATCCTTCAATATTTGTAGGTTCTCCTTCATCTATCTGTTCCGCCATTCCTATAAGGCCACCGCTCTGCATTGCAACAGTAGAATCATTTGCTGCCATCATAAGCCTTTGTATAGCTGCATTCTTCATAGCTGCTTCTTGTAGGCTTGCAACTTGCTGTTGCTGTTGAACTTGTTGTACATCTCGAACACCCTCAATGATATTAACTCCTGCTTTCTTTGCAAGAGTTTCAAAGGCAGCGTTAAATGCACCCTCTTTTATAACTTCACTTGTCTTCTCATTCATAGGTAAAGTAGGTGCCTGTGCAGGAGGCATAGGCTGCATTGGCTGAATATTACCAAGAGCAGGAACTCGACCTCTGTTAGCTCTCATAGCAGCAAGCTGTTGTAGAGAGTTTCCTACTACAGGTGTTCTTGCGGAAGGCATCATTTGTCTTGGATCAACAGTCATTACTTCAACCTTCCATAAGTAAACTGTGAAATATTATTATTAAGTAATTTATTGTCACTACTATTATACCCTATCTTAGCCGTTTTCGCAAACTGTTCTCGCTTCTCATCAATTCTACGATGAAAAGGATCAATAGCCTGTCCAGTATTATAATTACCATACAGAGTACTATTATTTACAAGTTTAAAATGATCTGCAAATGTTTTCATTAGTTTAAGTCCTGCCAAGATGTTTCTGATCCTAGACTTACATACCCTTTAAACTTCCCTGTGCTTGCTGAGTATGCAATATCTCCTTTTCGTGGTCTTCCTATGCTGGTAACAGTTACAACACGATAGATGTTACTTGCTGGTGTGCTTTCTGATACCGTATCTCTATTGTTAAGTTCATTAATTAGTATTGATCCCCATCGTTGTATTTCACCATACATTCGCCTAATATCATCCGTGGACATATTCTGCGGAAGGGTTGGGTATCTTGCCATTACCTTGCTCCATCACCTTGTATGCCAAGCCTGATCGCTCCCCAACGCCAGCTTGCATTATTGGAACCACAAGATACCCGTACCTTTGCTTGCCTTCCTCTACTTCTAAAGTTTACTTTCTCTGTTGTATTTGTAATATCAAATTCTTTTGTTACAGAATCATTACTTTCTGGATACTGTTTGGTTGTAAACTTCATCTTAATTTTACCACCAGACAAATCATAGTCGGGAATAATTCTATTCATAAACATAATAGCGTTACCATCATCAATGTCAAAATCACCAGACTCAACAAAAGATGGAAGCGTTTCACCACTACCCGTGAAGACAGATACAGGTTCATTGTTATATATATTATTACCAGCAGCAGTGACGCCTGTTGTAATTGTGTTTCCAAAAACTTCCTTATCTGCAAATGTTGTAAAGATCATTTCACCATAAACCCAGTAATCATCTACTGGATTATATATTACATATTTATCACACTCAGTATTTGTACCGGAAGCATAAAGCCAGATAATTTCATTAAACTCTGAATTTAATCCTGCAAATACTTTATCATAATAGTTTCTATTTATATCATCAAAAATATATCTACGAACTGTACATGAAATATCTTCTACCTGACCAGTAAATCTATGGAAATTGTCATATCCCATCCAATAAGTAACGCCACCAAAATCAATACCTGCATGTGGCCCTACCATTCCACAGTTTGTACCAGCCTGTGTAAATCTAAATGTAAAAGGTGGTCCTGCAAACTCCATTAACCATAGTGAATTATCAGTCCAGATGTTAATAGCATTTTTAGAACGAACAGCACCAATAATTTCCGTACCATCAGTAAGAACAACCTCACCAGCAGTGGAGCTTACTGAAGGAACCCAGTTACTTTTATCATCCTGATCTGACCACCGCACCAACATTGGATTAAATGTACCACTTACTGTAGCTGTAGGTGAAAACTCATTTGTACCAAGACAGATAAGATGCCTATCATTTGGTGATACAATAATAGAGTTAGAACTCACTGGTGAAGTTGTAACAGATGTTGCTCTGGTAGGTAACACAGAAGCATCACTATCAAAGAAGAATATATTACTACCCTTACGATTAGCTACAACATCTTCTCCATAATTATCTAAGCTCCACTGAGTAATATCAAAAACAATTCCAGATGATCCAGCGGATGCAGGTTGGTTCCATGCTCTTGTTTCTGATGCACAGACGGTAGCTTGATATTTGGCAGCACCATAACCAAGACCAGCAGCGGCTATAGAATTACCAGTGGGTATATAATACTTAAATGTTGCTGACCCTGTATCACTGCCCGTTGCATTAGCTGCATCCGTAACAGATATTGTAAATACATTTGCACTTTCCACAGAGACAACCTGATATGTATTTCCCTGTAGACTAACATTATTAAAAGCTGCCGATGATGTAAATAATACATAATCACCCACAGCCCTGCCATGTCCTGCATCAGAGCAACAAACTCTTGTACTGCCAGATGAAGTACCAAATACATTAGCAAGTGTAACAGCCGTTGTTATAGGTGTGATATCAAATAGCTGATCACCTTCATGTGCATACAACTTATCAGGTGTACCAAAGATTGCTCTTTTCTTACTATCGGAATCAGACCATGTAATTAAGTCTCTGGCAGAACCATCAAAGGTTTCTCCTGAAGCTCTTGTCTCATAGCCACGCATATTCTCTGGGCGACCTGCACGAAAGCGTACATAGTTACCATCAAACCAACGCTGGCCTTCAGCATAGGGCGTAGTCTCCCTATGAAAGCCTTGTTGAAATTCAAACTTTGCTAGTCTTGTTGCCATTATCTGGTAAAGTTCTTTATAAGTATTGAATCAACTTTAGCAGTAGTTCTTACTGCATAGAATAATACATCTACCGCAGCAGCAGCAGTTGTTAGTGTTGGCACTCCTCCTCCATTTGGAAACTGATAAACAGTATTATAACTAAGTGTACGATCTCCAGTGCTATCTTGAATAATAAAAATATGACCAGATGCTCCAATATTAGTAGAAGTATTAGTAGGTGCAGCAAGAGTTCTATTACCTGCCAGAGTAACAGCAAATACATTACTGGTATTAAGATCAGGAACTACAGAAGTTGCATCTGCCAGAGTAACAATAGGAGCAAAAGCACCTGTCATAAACTTACCCTTACCGGAGACAGTGACTGTGCTACCAAAGTATGCAGCACCTGCAACACTAAGGGTAGAAGCAAGACTTACTGCCCCCGCTACTGTGAGAGTACCACCAACTTTTATATTTCCACTAACACTTGCATTACCACTAACATCAAGATTACCAGTTGCTGTGATATTAGTAAAAGTAGTCTGTGCTACAGGAAGAACAGTAGTTCCATTTGTAACATACATTGCTGTGGAATCACCAGTAATAGTTACACCAGTATTACCAGCTACCTTCAGGACAACAGCATCAGTGCTATCATTATAAGAGACAGAGTTCTTTACAACATATGTTTTTGAGTTATTAGGAATAAGAACATTAATTGTATCATGCGCTCCACCAACAGTTCCTTTAAACTCAAGAATAGCAGAACGTGACTGATCACCTGAACCTTGAGTTTCTGTCAAAGTAACAGTTGCAGCACTACCTATTGATACAGTAGTGTATCCAGCGATGGCATCATCAACAAGACTGATAACTCCATCATTGAGGATTTGTCCCCAACTATTTGGATTTTCTCCATCTGCTTGTTTTGTTAGACGAAGATTTGTTGTATATGTGCTTGCCATTAAACTGCCTTTCCTTTATCTTCTTTTTTACACTCTGCTTCTATTATGTAAGATGTTGGTACTTGTTTAACAATATCTTCAATTACTTTAGTATACAAACTACAGGCATTCTGACTTGGAAATGGACCTGTAACGGCTCGTTCCATAACAGGCTCTCCAGTTGGTAGTATAGAAATTATAATAACTGAAATAAAATAATACATTAATCTCCTAATTCAGGCCAATCGTACAATATACCAGACTTAGTTTGACTACCATCTGCATTGCTCGTATATGTTACAAACAGCGCAGCTATCGCATCTGTATCTGCTGCATTATCTATAGCTGTTTCCATCTGTGTAGCTTTTGTACGAATGCCATCCCTCCATGTTTGAATATTACTAGGTATAGCTGTACCTTTGTCTGCTTTACGAATAATAACCCAGTCTGTTTGACTGAGCAAAGAACCTTGTTGACTTTTAACTTCTTGCTTTAGGTTCCATTTAACACCACGGGTAACAACTTGCTTTCCCTCTTCATCAAGAAGAGGATCACCATTACCATCTACTTCATTAACATCAGTCAAAGACTTTGCTGTTTTAGTTATCTTACCATCTGAACCCATAGACCAATTATATAGGCGGCTATCCGGTGGGGTTTCTTCTACTATCTCAACAACACCAGCAGCAACCTTTTCTGAGGCAGACCAGATATGCCAGTTAGCAGGATTCTGAACTCCGTTATCAGCAGTCCATGCCTTACCTACTGTAATTGTTCTGCCATTATGTTTCCACATTACTTTATTCTCCTGTTATCTTGCTGGAGATGGTGCTATACCATCACCGCCAAACGGATGTTCAGCCCAAGCCATATATATGATAGTTGCTCCACTTTCGTTTATTGCATGATCAGATGATCTGGGCTTAAACCCATTACTGAGCAGGTCAACTGAGTAGCCGGTTGTTTCTGCCGTGGTTTGGTTCCAAAACACTGTTGCGTCAGAGACATTAAAGGGCGCTCTTTTGGAGTCAGCCACGGGCCAAGCATCACCTGAGTTCGAGATATTTTTGGTTATGACCAGAGCGGGACGGAAGCCTGTATAGATAAAAGGCCCGTCTGTTGATCCATTTCCAATATATGAACGAAAACGACTATATCCTGCTACCTCATTCCAGACATACGCAATATTCTGTTCGTTAGTTGTTTGAGACGTTCCCACTGAAACAACAGAACTTGTGGGCGCTGTGTTCTGCCACATGTTTGTATCCGATGCGGCTGCGGCGGTTGTATTTAGAAAGAGTTTATTTCCAACGCCCTGATCGAGGTGCAGGACTTGCCAGTTTGTAGCGTCCTCCAAATTTTTAACTAGCACCAAACGGGGAGCCGTCCCAAGCCCATGGCCGAAAGTGATGTTGCTATTTCCACCCGGATTGAATTTACAAATTGAAAATCCTGCTGTTGTGTTTGCTGTGACAGTGCTATCAACTGAACCATCATCGTTGGTGCTGCCTGAACTGTTTCCGGCCAACCACTGCCACGCTACAAAATTTTCAGAACTCGTGTTTACTTTATCGTCATCGCCCAACGCAAAGCCATCGGACTCAAAGGCCGTCACCGTATCGGCGTCTGTGCTTTCTGCGCTGGTAGCGTCTGACGAAATGATTTTTGTTGCGCCACGCACAGCATCAGTCAAAACATTACTGTCCGTTGCGGAGCGGTTTTTAACCCATACCAAATCTGGCTGGAACGTACTGTTTCCAGATTGGTTGATTGATTGGGTTGAGCCATTACCTGTGTAGAGTGTGGTTTGAAAATACTTTGAGCCATCAGATATTGTTGGTGTGGATAGGTTGGCGGTATTTAGTGCCTTGTATCCTGTTGGCGGTGTGTATGTAAAAGATGATGCACCAAAATTAAAGGTTCCAGCAAACGCAGACGATGAGTTATCATCTCCAACCGCAAAAACAAAAGTTCCGCTAATTCCTGTGTATGCGTTTCCTTGGTCAGAATTGTCGTTAAGGAATTTTATTGTTCCGCTGTCTAAATCAAGCGCAATTCCGACGATGGCGTTTGTCGTATAAGCAGTTCCATAGCTTGCTTTGGTATTGCTATTAAATTTTTGACCATTGCCCCTATAAGCATAATCCAGCGTTTGATTGCCAAGGGTATTGCTGGTAACAGAAGATTGTGTAATTGACCGAATACCGAGTGCGCCATTTGCGCTGCCTGTTGTTACTGTAACTTCGCAGTACCACTTACCACTGCTTACCGGAATTGTAGAGACCATAGTTCCCGTTGCTGATGAAGTAGTTGAAAATTTTAAATTGCCGTCAGACGGATCCGCACCAGTTCCATTGCTCAGTAGATTAAGAGTCGAGTGGTTGTCGGTCGGGCTGTCGGACATTTGATCTGCCGCTGCCAAGCCACTGCTGGAGAAATCGTTTCCATTACCTGATTCATCGTCTCCAAGATCAGAGCTATCTCTGCCGTCAATAAAATAACCTTCCGTTCCGTAAGAACCAGCATATGCAATAGGAACCCATACGCCGTTGGTATTGGTTTCTCCAAACGCAGTAGGTGCTAATGCAGTTCCATCAACAAAATTTATTTCAGCCATGTACCCACTAAAATAACCATTGCTAGAATAAGCACCCCGGCCAATGTTGTGAGCAATAGCGGAGTTGATTACAAGATCTTGGTTTTCGCTGGGGTAAATTTCAGTTCCAAACGCCGTAACCTGTGAGCCGTTTACGTAAAGTTTGATGCGATTAGCCGCTGTTCCTTGCGTGGTATCGTAAGCAAGAACAAAATGATACCAAGCGCTAACATCTCTAAAAAGCTGCGTTGTAATTAAGTTGCTTTGAGTAGTGCTAATATAATCACTAATTCTCAACGTATCATCAGACTGACCGAACTGCATAATGAAATCGTTACTGCCGCCGTCACCAGCCGACAAAAGAATCTGGGGAACAGAACCGTTAAAAAGGTCTGCCCGTTTTACCCACGCACTCCAAGTCCAAGTTTTCCGATTGGAGGCGCTAGGCGTTCTGGCTAAGAAGGCAGAATCATCGTCATTGAAACGAATACTTTGATCTATCTCATATCCGCTTGCCTGACCAGCAGCACCCATTAAAAGATTATTACTAAATACCATTCTTATTAATCCTAACTATAAGCTTGTGTCATAACTGCTTGAATATTTTCAGCAGTATCATCAGAAGAAACTGAAACTACTATGTAATCTAATCTGTCCATTGCATTATCGCCTGTTGATAATGTTGGGGCTGTGCCACCAATAAAGTTCCAACAGGCATTATAAGCAACTGTACCAGAGCCACCATCCTGCATCAAAAGAATACTACCCACTTGTCCTACTCTTGCATTGGTAGGCCGTGCCAGTGTATGTGCAGCAGTAACAGAGGTAAAGAAGTTCTGTGCTATACCAAAGTTCAGAGATACAGATGTCACACCATTGATTGCAGTGGTATGTACAGCAGCAGCCGCTGATTCAGTTAGTTGTAGCTGTCCCTCCAGTGACGTATTGCCAGATACTCTTACAGTACCAAGAAAACCAGCATTACCAGCAGCAGTTACTGTGCTAAGAAGATTGGTTGCTCCACCAACGCTCAGTGTAGAATTTAGACTTACTGCTCCAGCTATTGTTACCGTACTGGCAAAGTTAGATGCTCCACCAACGCTAAGTGTAGAGTTCAGGCTTACTGCACCAGCTACTGTAACAGTACCTCCAAAGTTTGAGTTACCTGAAACAGAGACATCATCTTCAAATTCTGCTTTGCCCGTTGCAAGGAATGTTCCTCCAACAGAAGTATTACCAGCTATATCTACTGCCCCAGATATTGAGACTGCATCTTCAAAGATTGCTGCACCAGCCACTGTTACAGTACTACCAAAGTGTGCCGCACCTCCTACTGATAATGTGGAAGCCAAGGATACTGCTCCACCTACTGTTACAGTGCCGCCTATGTTTACATTACCTGAAACTGAGACACTATCTTTAAATGTACCAGCACCTACTACGGTAACAGTACTTCCCAGATTGGTTGCCCCACCTACACTAAGAGTAGATGCAAGAGATACTGCACCTGTAACGCTGAGTGTACCACCAATAGATACGTTACCGCCAACGGCCAAGTCACCACTAACAGATACATCTCCATCATAAGTAATTCCTCCAGCAGCAAAAAGCGTTCCACCAACTGAAACATTACCACCTACATCCAGATTACCGCTTACAGACACACTGTCTTCAAAGATGGCTTTTCCGGCCACTGTGACGGTGCTGGCAAGATGAGTAGCCCCACCTACCGAAAGAGTAGAGTTAAGGCTCACAGCCCCTGCTATGGTCACTGTAGAGGCAAAGTTTGCTGCACCTCCCACACTAAGAGTTGATGCAAGGCTGACTGCCCCACCTACAGTTACTGTACCACCAAGATTTGTATTACCACTTACACTTACATCATCTTTAAATGTCGCCGCCCCAACAGCAGTTACTGTTCCGCCTACATGTAAATTTCCGCCAATAGTTGCATTATTAACAGATACATTTCCACTGATACCTACATTTGTAAGATTAGAACCATCTCCATAGTAGGCACTTGCACATACCCGTGCATTTGCTGCTTGAACATTAGTACCAGCAATAGTTACTGTGCTTGCAAAGTTAGCTGCGCCACCTACACTGAGAGTCGAAGCCAGACTTACTGCACCACCTACTGTGACTGTGCCGCTAAGATTTGTATTACCACTTACACTTACATCATCTTTAAATGTAGCAGCACCTACAACATTAAATGGTCCACTAACTGATACACTGCCACCAGCATGTATAAATCCTGATACAGAGATGTTTGTAGCAATGCCCAGTTCAGCTTCCACATTTGTAAGATTAGAACCATCTCCGTAGAAGAATGCAGCCGTTACATTACCAACTACATTTACATTACCACTTACCGATACATCGTCAGCAAAGTTTGCTATATTACCTATACAAACAGAAGAAGCAACATCCAAACGTCCGCTAACTGAAACATCATTGTCAAACTCCGTTTTTGAAGTAAAGGTAGCTGCACCAGCCGCTGCAAATGTTCCACCAACTGATACATTATTTTTAAGTATTGCTGCATTCTCTACTGTAACTGTAGACTTAAATGTTGCAGCCCCTACAGCCGTTACCGTACTTTGAAGCTGTGCTGCACCTGATACAGTTACCGTGGAACCAAAGTGTGCGGCCCCACCAACTGATACAGTACTTTGCAGATGTGTAGCGCCAGCTAAAGTAGCTGTGCCGCCAACATAAAGAGTGCCACCTACCGTGGCATTACTTACAGATATATTGCCAGCAATTGTTGCGGTTACACCACTAAGGTTTGAGCCATCTCCAAAGAAAGAACTTGCACATACTTTATCATCTACATGTAAGTTTCCATCCAGAGATACCGATCCATCCACTCCCAATGCACCAGTAATCTGAACTGCATTTGTTGCTACCTTCAGGGCAGTATTAGTTCCATCACCAGTTTGCACAGCCTTCAGAGAAGTATCTACGCCAGTATTACTTGCAGACGAACTAACAAGTATTACCTGCTTATATGTATTTGATATTAGCTGTCCAGTTAAGTCACTCATATTAGATTCCAATATTTATCTGTTGATCCCCAAGTACTTGAAGCTTCGCTCCATGTAAGATTTCTACCGCCCGTATCTGGACGAGGATTGAGAATAGCTGGATTATCTCTTACATCAGGTACTTTATTCTGAGGATGGTTCTTCAGATCAAACTGTCCTTCAAAGTCTTCTGGGCATACCAGCATCCCATAGCTATTCATTTGCATTACTCTATGCGGATATACAAACCCACACACATCACACATAGCCAGTGCGTTTTTATTACTAGCCATTAAACGTACCTCAATCTAGGTACTACATGCATAGAAGCACGTTCTCTATCTTCCTCCATTGCTCTCATAAGAAGTTCTTCATAGTTTGCCTTCAACATCATAATTCTATTCTCAGGAACAAGAGGTCGCTTCATTGCCATATAGTAGGCAAGACCACATGTAAGGCAAGGCAAAAATCTTTTAGGTAGGTCTGCATTTTGTATAGCAGATTTATTTACATCCTGAAGCTCAGAAATAACTTCCATCTTTAAAATATCTGTAGAATTATCAGGAAGGGGCCATAAAGACAGAGTAGGATTATCACGCCCTCTGCGAATAGAATATTGTGTAGGACGACCTGTCTGTGTCTTGTTAGGAATGAGAAGATATTCTTCAGGAGTTATACGCTCTAACTGTATATCAGTATCATCTCTATTAAGAACAACTTCCAGAGCATCTACAGTAGAAGATGAAAGGGAGTATGCTGTAACGCTTGCTGATACAGTTACATTAGAAACAGAAGTACTCCATAGAAGCACACCCCTGTTCTGCCAATCTTTAAGCATAAGGTTTATAGAGCGACGAGCAGAAGCAGGTTCATGACCAAGAGTATCTTCACCCCCAATCATTTCTGTAGCTTCTTGTATAACCTCATCTATATCAAGGTTAAAGTCATATGTTCCTGAAACTGCCATTATGCTTTAGCCCTTTTTCTAGTTGTTTTCTTTTTGGCAAATGTTCTGACGTTAGTAGGTTTACCACTAACACCTTGAGCCTTTGATCTTTTTCTTGACACTGCACTTTTTCTTTGTGCAGCAGTCATTCTATTAGCTGTGGCCCGTGGCACACACTTTGGATATTTTCTCTTACTTGATTTTGTGGATGCACGACCACAGGCTTGGAACTTGCCCTTAATTTTAGGCGCACCAATGTCCACCCAATCTCCTTTTGGACCTTTTCCAAACCATTCTTTCAAGCTCATGCGTAAGTACCACCACGCTTCTTGTATGTCCTAACTAACCAAGCATTAGCATAAGCACTAGGATATACATCAAACTTACGTTTAGCTTCAGACTTCACCCGTGAATACAAAGCTTTATTCTTTGGTGTAGGTGACTTCTTTTTAGCTGTAGTCTTACGTTTTCTTTTTACTGCCATTTTTACCTCTTGCTTTTCGTATAGCCTCTTTACCTTTTTTAAATATAGAAGCTACTTGAGTTTTGCCCATAACTTTGGCACGTTGTTCTCCTACAGTTAGTATTTGTATCTTACGAGCATAAGGCTTATTTATTCTTTTAACCTTTGCCACTGTAGCCCTAGCATCTGCTGGGGTAGCAAACTTTATACTAACTGTATCTTTTGGATTCTCATCAGTATAAAGTCTACGTCCAGAACCTTTAGGCTTTTTTCCTGTTCCTACTTTTGGATCTTTTGTTTTTACCATTCTTTAAAACTTTGTTTAATGATTTAGCTTGACTTGCGTGTAACTTAGAGGCTTTATTTAAACCTTTAATAACTTTTTTAACTCTAGCTTTATTTCTTGGTTTCACTTTTATATCCTCAAGTTTTACCGTGAACGGCCACCACGGGAGCGATATTTGGTAGCTTTACCACCACCCATACGGCGAACTGTTCCACCTTTAGATTTGTATTTAGTAGCTTTACCACCACCCATACGACGGACAGTGCCACCTTTAGATTTGTATTTAGTAGCTTTACCACCACCCATACGGCGAACAGTCCCACCTCTGGATTTATATTTAGTAGTTTTACCACCGCCCATGCGACGGACAGTGCCGCCTTTGGACCTACCTTTAGTCCTCTTCATCGCCATCTTCAATCTCCTCTGCATATAGATTGTTAAAAGTAATATTAGGGTTCATGTAACTGTTATCTATTTCTGCTGAGTGTATATATTGACTTGGTGCAAAGTCTGGCGCACCTTCACCTGTGACCCACAAAGCAGGATTAGTTACTCTAACTCTATTATTAGGTAACGCCACAATGTTACCTGTAAATTCATCTGCATCTATAAGTTCTAGTACATGTGATTGTTTATGTTGTGCTGGATCATCTGAAATATAACTGTCAGTGTAATCTACAGTAAACATATAACGACCTGTATAGAACTCTCCATTTATTTTACATATCCACGGACTTGAGGATACTCTATCAAGAACGACTATAGCATGATTTCTGGAAGAACAATCCCAAGGTTGAGCAAAATGTGTTGGCATTAGTTCCGGCCACTCATCCAATTCTGTATCTGCAATCAAAGCAGCTATTGGCATTCTGGCCCACATTGCACCACCATGTATATTTTCTTCTTCATCACATCCAGTAAATACCACCTGAAAACTTAATGATCTATCTGGTATAGTATTCACTGCAAATGCTAATCCGTGTAAATATTCTCCTTCATAATCTTCATGGTTATTAGTAAACTCTTTACGCACCCAACACTTAAAGTGTGGAATATTAGAAATTAAATAGGACATAGTATTTTTTTAGCATCTCCATCTTCTACGAGCTTGTCTAAGCCGACTGTTAGGGTTACGTGCAGCCTTTGGAAACTTTTTCATTTGTCCCGCTGATCTTGCACAATATGATTTACGTCTTGCGGCCCTTGCTTTAGTCCTTGGTTTACTTTCTGTTACGGCAGTTTTGAGTTTAGAACCGGGGTTCTGTCTACGATATTTAGCTACACCCTTCTTGGTCATCCCAGCACCCTTCTTGGTAGGACGCTTCATGCCCCGACCAATGGTGATGCCTTTCATGTTGCTAGGCTTTCTTTTTCGCTTTACTGCCATATGTATACCTAAATTTCTTTCTTAAATATTTACATAGATTGTTAATATACTCTTGAAAGTCTTCGTAGTCATTCTTATCTGGTCTAGTTCCTGAGAAGTCAATAAGACTATAGTTGTCATATCCTTCTTCTACAGACTTATTATACTTCTCTAGAAACTCCTTAGTAACCACGCATAGCCTTACCAAAACCTCGCACCTTACCACCCATGCGACGTTTTACTGTACCCTTAATCTGACCACCATACTTGGATTCATATTCCTCAAAAGCCATACCTTTATCAGAGCTATCTATAGTAATTATTCCAAAAGGTGTTTTAACTCTAGACTTACGGCCAGTCATATCATCAACAAAATATTCTTTCATTGTTTCATAGCCTTTGTTGCCAGCCATTGTACCACGACCACCACTACTAACTGGAGCTTTAGGTGGTTCTTGTTTTTTAACAGGCGGCTTTGGTTTCTTTTTAACATCTGCTATAGTAGAGCTAGGTTTAGGTATAGCTTGAACTGAAGGAAGTTTGCCAGCTTCTGCTGGTTGTGTTCCTGACTTACCTCCTTTTAAAGCTTGATCAAGAGCTACAGCAGCGGCTGTAGTTGCTAAACCTCCAGCAACTGCCTTACCTTTTCGAGAAAGTCCAACAATTTTTCCTTTATCAGCAGGAGTTTTTGATATTCTTGCTGGAACTTTAGGTTTAGAAGTTTTAGCTGGTTGAGTATTTTTTCTTACAACAATTTTTTTGCCGGGAATTTTATCAGAAGCTTTTGACATTCTTCTTCCAACCTCACTAGCTCTCCTTCCAGCAGCTTTAAGCATTTCTTCTTTTGCAGCACCACTAACCTGTCTAGCAGGTCTAGTTGTCCTTGTTGCAACATCAGAAACTCTAGGTTTAGATGGTTTTGAAGTTTTAGAAACTTGAGGTTTAGCTTTCTTGCTTGCTGCTCTTGCAGCCGCTCTGCTTGCTCCTGCCGCTACAGCATCATCTGCTGATCCACCAGCAGAAATTCTTCCTTGAGCTTCACGGGCTTTTCTAGCTGCTGTACTTCTGTCGGCAGAAGGTTTACGTGCTACTTTAGAAGCTGCTTTAGGCGCAGGACTTACTCCCGGTTTAAGTACAGGCTTTCCACCTTTTAATTTAAGAGAACCATCTCGATTTCTTTGATAGTTACGATTAGCTGCTGTTGGTCGTTTTACAACATTTTTATTTTGAACTGCTTTCCTAGCCTGAGTCATATTCATTTTAGGAGCATTTGGTGCTTTTTTAACAGCAGTTGCTGATGCTTTTTTAAAACCCTGTTTAGCAAGATATTTTGCTACATGGGGAGCAACCATTCTAACACCACCAAGAACAGCCATTGCAATTAAAGGTATAGCCATAACTTAGTCCTCCACCTTGAAAGATTTACCTTCATCATAATCTTCATCGACTACAACATCTTGAGGCGGACCCTTTACTTGTGGTCCTTTACGTGCAGCACCATAGCCTTGGCCTGTAGGACGACCTACGATCTCATCAAGGTTATGGGGCCGTTTAATAAGTGTATGTGGTCCCGGCATCTAACTTCTCCTTTTGCGTTTTCTGCGTCCTGCCTCGCTAAGTGCGATGGCTATGGCTTGTTTACGATTCTTAACTTTTTTACCAGAGCTACTTTTAAGTTTGCCCCGTTTATACTCACCCATTACTTTTTTTACCTTGCCGGGGCGAGTAATCTGTTTTCTTATACTAGAGCGATTAGTCATAGATTGCAGCTATAATCTGACCACCTGTCATACGAGATACTATTGGTTTTTTCTTTAGTTTAGTTTTTTTCTTTTTTTTCTTCATTGCTTCAGCAGCTTCAGCTTCCATTTCAGCTATTCGATTTGCTGAATCAATAACTGGACCCATATCTTCTTTAGGCATTTGAGTATAATCTGCTGGTTTTTTATCTGACATTAGCTTGCTCCTTGTATAACTGTATTAGGTCCACCAGCAGGAGAGCCAGCAACTGCCATATCATCCGATCTGGTACGCCGTGCTTGATTTCTAAGTTGATCTATTGCAATCTGATACTGTTGTTGAAAGATAGGAAGAGTATTCCAATCTTTCATAAATATAGTTGCCTCTATCATGCAACCAGCAAAGAGAGCATCATAACAGTATTCACTAAAATAGTTTGTTGTTGTTACGCTAGTTCCCGTAGCAGAAGCAAGGGCAAGCGGCTGTGACTGTGATTCAACTTCTACCGTAATTACCGATACAGGTGTGGGTACAATACGAATAGAAGAGTTAGTTCTGCGACTATAGTATCTGGGTGTTCCTGTAGAAGCACTAACAGGCCAATAGTCATTTACATATTCATTTGTTCTTTGAAGAAGATTAGTCGTGCTTGTACCACTGCTAACTACAAAGTTAACATTACGCACAACAAGAGTACGATCATTCAAAGAAACAGCACCAGCATTTCCAGCCGATACTGATACATTGGTATATTCGCTTAGACCTACATCGTCTAAGTCTTTTACCAATCGAAACTCTGTTTTCTTTACAAAAGCAGATACCTGCGTAGAAAACTCCGTAGAGTCATTCTCCGTTGTATTAATCAGGTCTGTCTTTAGATAGCTAAAGTCAGGCATGACTAGCCAAGCATAGCAGTTAGAACTGAACCATCCGTAGGACCAGAAACACTGACCACACCAAACACAGCAACACCCATGTCACCAATGTAAATGTCAGATGCTTCATTAGCTGCTACCTGAAACTTAATAGCCGTACCTTCCGCTGTTTTATTTGTAATCTGTCGTTGCCCTTTAATAGAAAAAGAACCAGCCGCAGATGCTACAGCATGAATAGCCATAATACGAGTAGTGCTAGGAATATTAGCATCAGCAGTTCCATTGCTTCCTACAGTCGTATCATCCTCAACATATTTAAGAACGGCATCACCAGTAGCTATTGCAACTTTAATATTTGTAGCCATTTATTTCTCCTTTAAGAATAAGAAGAGAGTGGCCGAAGCCACCCTCCCTTATTTTGCTGATTAACCAGCACTTCCATACCAGCTACGCCAATCCGAAACGCCGAAGCTGTAACGCTCACGGGCCTTGAATCGAAGATTGCCAGTATCAAAGTCAGGCTCCATCTTAGTCTGAAGCGGAGACCGTACAAACATCTTCGTGCCGTTCGGTACATCCGTTTTAAGAAACCATGCATCTGTATCAGTAAAGCGACGGTTAATGTAGAAACCTTCAGGAACCATCCCCATATGACGAGTTGCATTAATGGCATTCGTATTCGGGTTCGCATCAGCAGCACTCGTCTGAGTGTTACCGGGAGACGAAAGAACACGATCTGCAACAGCCCAGTAATCAACCGGAATATGCAGAGAAACAGCACTTGCACCAATCAGAATACCACGATCATCTTTGATCTTCTGAATAGTGGTCAATGCAGTTTCAAGAGTTGCTTCCGACAGGTCAGCCGCACCAAGAAGGTTGGACTGGTTGCCATCAGAAATCGTTGGGTGAGAAGCGGAAAAGAACGCAGCACCATCACCAATGGTATCAGAGAAACCATTGTTGTAGATGTTAGCAGCCTTCACCTGCTTCGTGTTCGCCATTGCACGGGCTAGGCCACGGGCACGAAGTTTAGCGAACGTGTCATAAAGATTGTCTTCCATCGCTTCTTCGGTAACGGCAAAAGCAAGCGCAACGGTTTCCGCTGTGTAACGGGCCGTGTAGCTTTCCTGTGCGTCATCATAAGAAACCGATGCACCCTCTCCCTTAGTAGGAGCGGTGCCGAAGCCAGTGAAGAGAACTTCTTCTTCAAAGGCACGATCAGAGTTTTCAATCTCATAAAGAGGTTCATGTTCATTATTAACCTCTCCATACTCCATCCCAAAAACGGCGTTAAGACCGGGAAGGAGTTCTTTAGCAATACTAGCTCTATTAATAGCCATGATAAATCCTCCCTATTAAGCCGTTGACGCCGTAGCCGTTACAAAACGGTCACGGTGATGGTTAAGCCATACTTCCACAATCGGGAACGCATCAGAGTCCTTTTCATCAGGGAACTGAGCTTTACCAATTACACGAACGGCAGCGGCAGCTTCCGTACCAGATGCACCATCCAGATAGTAGCTTGACTGACCCGTAGTTGTGCTGCCCGAAGAGGCAGTGGAGCTAACGGTTACGTTGTAGTTTCTGACAATAGCCAACTCAGCCGCAGATAGCGAAAGAGAAGCCTGAATGTAATACGTCTGATCGGGATCAGTTATTACAAAGAATTTAATGTCCGTGGCACTTGTTCCACCCGGCCAAAAGCGGGAGAACTTCTGCTCGCCATTTTCAACATACTGACAACCCATAAATACTCCAGATGGCTTGAGAGTTGCAGCGATATACGGAGAAATCGTTGCAAAGTTCGCACCGGGAAGCACTACCGGATCGCCGGTAAAGATGCTATTGGAGGGCGTTTGGGCCTGACCCGATGAGGTCAGAGTAATCATGTCGGTTACAGCTTCGTTATTGTAGCCGCCACCCTTCTTACGAGCAGGAATGAAACCACGAAATGCTTTAGTAGTAGACATGTTTCATCTCCTTAATTGGGGAAGTTAGTCCTGAAAGGACGGTTGCCTTCCCTTTGTTGTAACAGAACGACTCGTATTAGAAATAGGAAAACGTGAATCAGAGTTTTTCATCAACTGAGAGTTGACAGCTTCCATCTGATCATTTGCTTTACCTTCATAAAATTTCCTACGAGCGCTCACTTTTCCGGCTGGCATCTTAACTAAGGCTACATCACCTCGACACACAGAGCCTTGATACCTGCCCTCATCTCTCACGAAAGATGTAAGAGCCATTTCAGGAACTTCATCTGGAGTTACAAACACCCACCCTGCTTGCAATTTTTTGCCAACATTTGTGATGTCATCTTTGCCTTGAAGGGAGACTCGTATCCAACGTAGTGCCATGCCCTCATTATCAAAACGTGCTTTCACACTTTCTGGAATTTCAAGTGCATTTGGCTCTTCAAAGGTCCAATTTTCTTCTCTAGTATTTTGTTCTCTCATACTCTCAGTACGTGATTCATTTCGTGTCATATTCTTTCCTCCACGCTTACATGTTTATGTTAGTATATTCGCCATCAGCCGAAGATACCTTCAGCTTCTCAGCAGCATACTGTTCAAGTGGGATACCCCATTTATTAGCCAATCTTACGTCTTCTTTCGAGAGCTTGACTTTTTTTCCTGCGGACGGAGACGAGCGTGAAGCCCCCGATACCACTTGAGCAGGTTGTAACGTGCCTGAGTTACTTTGTCTCTCAGTTTCCTGCACACGGTCTGAAGTTTGACCAAAGGCCATTTTAAGGCGTCGATCAATTTCTTCATAAAATTCTTCATCATTTGGATTATATCCTTGTTCTTTTAATTCTGCATCTAGCGCAAGAGCCGCTGCTGTTTTAATAGTATCTTGACCAAACCATTGATTTCTTTCAGCCCACTCATTTGCTTTTGGATCATAAGACGGCTGTTGCGTTTGAGTAGACTGCGGTGTAGCCTCTACTTGCTCTTCTTTTTGTTTAAGTTTTTTAGCAAGATTATTTTTATAAGTTTGTACAGTTTTTAAATCTGCTTGAGCATTATTTAATATCTCTTGAGCTTTAAGAACTTTTTCTTTGTCTCCATCTTCAAAAGCTTCCATATAAGCTTGTCTAGCAAGCTCCATATTTTGAGTTAGCTGTTTTTCATTAGCGTCAAGACTACGAGTCGCAATGCTATCAACTTCATTATCTTTAGCTAATAGATTTGTTTTTAGCTCTTCATTCTGTTTCATAAGAGCTTCAATTTGTTCTTCACGTTCTTTGCGCTGTCTAATTAATTGCCTAATTCTTTTTTCAGCACCTTTAGTTTCTATACCTTCTAGTTCTTTTGGCTGTTCTTCTTTTACAGGTTCTTCTTGAACTTCTTCTTGTACAGCTTCAACAGGCGGTTGTTCCTGTTCTTCTTCTTCTTCTACTTTTATTTCTTCTTGTTCTTCTTCAATCTCAAATTCAACTTGTTTGTTTTCTTGTTCATCTTTTAGGATCGTAACGGTTTCCCAACCATCATTTTCGTTACTCATTTTATTCTCCGTTGTTAACGACACAAACGATTACGTTTATATTATTATATCACAAAAGTATAGATTTCCCAAATTAACTAGAGCCTTTTCCTAAATTAAAAGTTGGATCAAGGTCTTTAGGTTCCTCTACTTTCATAATAATCTGATCATCAAACAAGAGTATTAGACGTACACCCTTGTAAAACAGTTTAGTTCCTGCATGTTTGCCATAGCATACATAGTCACCTACATTACACCATGCTCCAGCGGGGAACTTTTCTTTATCCATGTATGCCAAGTCTCCTAACGCTAGAACCTGTGCGACAGTGGTGAGATATGACATATCATCCTTGGTTGAATCCGGTATAAGAATACCGCCTTTGGTTATACTCTTTACTGAAACGGGGCGCACTAAAACGTGAAATCCCGGTAGAGTGGGTAGTGGACTTGGATCGGGGGCGTCATCCTCAGTTATCCACATATCATTTTTTAGTGCGCCACCTAAACCTACTTGTTGCATTGTTAGTCTTCGTCCTCCATATATATTCGTTTTTTAATTATTTCTGTTAAATTATCTCTGGCCCACTCAAGGCTAGAAATAGAACCAACAAGTTGCCTGTAGTGTGGGTAGTCTTCAGCACTACCATTACCTAATGCTAGTCGCAACTTATTAATCTCTTCATTATACTCTTGTACTACCTCGTCCCAAATTTCCATTCTTAGTTATAGATGGTGCTTTTGCGAGAAGGTTTAATTGGTTTCGGTGCCTTCCAAGAATCATCTTCCCATTGGTTTAGCTCACTACGAATGGCACGACCACCCGTAACGTCTTGAGCATAGGCATCTCCATAACTTTTTTGAGTATCCTTTACATGAAAAGGATATCCTTTACCTTTCTTCATCATTGATTATCTCCTGTTGTTGAACAGCCATTTGCACAAGAGCATTCAAAGCCTGTGCATCTATATCTGCCTTTGTTTGCATTTCTTTATCAAGCATTTCTTTTACATTTTGTATAGCCTGTCGTTCATCTTCTTTATTTAATTTAAACTCTTCAATCATTGCTTTTGTCATCAGTTCCATTTGTTTTAATTTTTCCTTACTGGAACGATTAGCTTCTGAAGTATCACGTTTAAGATTATCAGTTGCAGTTGCTTTCATCATACCAATGATTTGTTCATTTTCTTCAAGCTCTAGCTTCTTATTTTTCAGTTCAAGCTCTGCTGCATTGGTTGCTGTATCTGCCTGAAGCTTCTGTTTCTCAAGTTCAACCTTGGCCTGTTCCAGAGATACCAGTTGCTGTTCCGGTGATTGGGCCATACCCATTGCCTGATTAGCATTAAGCACTTGCTGTGCTGCCTGTGCCATAGCCATTTCAGCAGCAGCAGGATTATTCATCTGTTCTGGAGCCTGTTGCATTATTTGATTTGCAATACCACTCATCTGTTCCTGATACTTCATCACGGAGTGTTCTTGAATATTAGCCTGAATAATAGGGGCTACACGTTCCATAATTGGATTAGCACCATTGATGGGGTCTTGCAGATAAGACATCTTTACCTGTATGTGTGCATCATGGTTCTGACCGGGAAAGGCTGCAATAGGAACGCCTTTCGTTGCTGCCATAATATCAGATACCGGATCCATTGCTTTAGGCTCAATTTTAGGCGGAAGTATTTCATCCGCATTAGGCATATTAGAGGCATTAAGAATTGTTCTATTTAATGCTTCTAGATTAAACATTCCCGGTGGTGATTGCTGCGCCATCTGTAACGCCATGTTAGCCATCATCATACGATGTGCATTGCTGGGAATGTTAGGATCAGATACTGGAATAATATCTATACGGCCATCAAAGTCCTTTTTAAATATACTACGATCTTCATAAGGAACATCATATGGATATTCATCAGGAAGATAATCATAGTCAATACGAGCAAGAATACGGAACTCATCTTTCTGAGATTTATGTACTCGTTTGTGAATTGCTGTAAAGAACTTACTACTTGCTTCTAGCAGGGCCATAGTAGTTCCAACGGGTCCATAGGAGGCAGCATCAGAGATAACTTGCTCCGTGCTGTCCGCAAACTTCTGACCAGCAGTAGCCACGAAATTCAACATTTGGAATAGAGTAGAGGAAGGCTCTTTATAGGGAAGGGGAACAATAGCCTTTGATAAATCTACACCAGTTGCCTCAACCTCCTTGAACTCGCCGGGAGATATAGGATCATTGTCACCAACCATCCTGACTCCCTTGGCCTTAAATCCTCCCGGTAAATTGGCAAACTGTCCAGCATCTATGAGGGAACGCATAGCTGCCGTTGCACTCATTGTTAGATTGCCAAGGAAATGAATAAGGCCCAATCCATAAAAACCAAAGCCGGGAACAAATCTATAATGTACAAAGTGATTTACTTTTTCTTTGTTCGGGTCATCTTGCTTGTAGTTTCTACGAATACTTAACACCTGTCTGGACTGCTGTTCAACAGTTACGATATAGGGACAGGCTTCATCTTCATTTTCAATATTAAGATAGCAATGCTGTTCCAGAAGAACATACTGCGGATCATGATCTGACATAGGAGACAAACCAATAATCGTATCCATCTTTTCGCTAAACGAAGTGCTAGGATAAGAAGATGGATCACCAAGCTCAACATCTCCATATACACCGGCTCTCATATCTCTTTGTAGTTCTATAGGACTACGATAGATTACATGTGTATAACGATCTGCATTAGAAAGATCAGTTGCATAGTAAGAAACATAGAACTGATCTATGGGAATAAATTCTGACTTGGGACGCTTTACAGTAGCATCATAGTACAGCTTCTTAAATGCAGAACCAATCAGCGGTAGATGGAACAACATCCTTTCAAACTCATCAAAGTATTCAGGCATCTGTTCCGTTACCTGATAATTCATAAAGTTCTGCACACGATTAGCTTGTAATTCTTTTTCTGGTGTGGACTTACCAAGTATTCTAGCTTTTACAGGACCATTAGCAGGAAACAATTCACCAGATGCCTTGGATTGAAACTTGACTGCCGACTCAATCAATAGGGGATGTACAGCAGTGCAAGCACCCTCAAAGGGTTCGGAACCCTGTTCAAGCTTCAGGCCCAGCAGATCAAAGCCACGTTCAAACATTGACTCCCATTCAGCACGGGAATCTTTATCAGCCTCAAAGTTTTCTATCACATCATTGGCAATATCTACTAGATCATCTTCGTCCATATCCTCTGCCATATTGCCATACCATTCAGCAATATCTTCAGAGGCTTCCATTTCTACAGGATCAGAAAAATCAACGATAACATTACCATCATCGTCCACTTCAAAAGTAGCATCAATATCTTCTGACTCAGGAGTAAGAGGTACGACATTTGTTTCCTGTTCTGGTATACGATCAAAGGGATTACGTTCTGTTGCCATTATACTATCCTAGTTGGTAAAAGTTTTGCTGCTACATCAGGTCCATATATACCTGCAAGAATGTTAAAAGTATCTGTTGCTGGTGTTCTGGTACGAGGAGTTGCAGTTGCAATATCTACTTCTTCTTTTTCTACAACTGGTGTAGCAGTAGGAGTTTCAGGAATAATACGTGGAATTATTTCATTGCCATCTGGTATACCACCATAAAAGTCTTCTGCTGTAGAGGGAGTAGGTGTAGTATCTATTAATGCGTCAAAATAATCTACAGAACTTTGTGGTTGAGACGGAGGTACATCAAAATAATCTACAGAACTTTGTGGAGTAGGAGCAACTTGTTCAGATATTGTTGGGGGTGCTTCTCCCCTAGCTGCTATATTTGCTTCTCTTTGAGATTCTGTCAAACTATCAAAATAACCTGTTACTTTATCTGTTAAATTTAAACTTGGTATTTTTACATCAAACTCTTCTCTTGCAATAGTAGCTAATATGTTTAAGGGACTAGGATACATTTCCACTAAATTAGCAGCAAGTGTAGCAGCGCCCCTACCTATCTCAGTAGCTGCTGCTTTAGTTGATCCCGGTCCTTGGTAAGAAAAACCTCCTACAGGGGCAGGAGTAACTTGACCTTCTCTAAGACCATATAAACCTTCTATTCCCCTTGCCGTGGCAAGATCAGATTCTCTTAATGATTGTTCAATTAAGCTTGGATACCCAGCATCTACAGCTTGATTATACCCTATGGTGCCACGGCCCATCATTGCGTCTTGCAATGCATTTGCTTGTTCTTCAGCAGTAGTGCCTCTAGCTATTGAACTAAGTTGACCTAGTTGATTAGATAAAGCTAATTGATCTATTAAAGCATCTATATTTGTAGCTTCTGCTTCATCTAGTTGCTGTGCTGTTGTTTGATCTGCTGCTGCTTCTTGTGCTGCTTGATTCATTAGATCAAAATCTTGTCCCATATCAGCATCATCAAATGCTGCATCTGCTGCTTCTTGTGCTGCGTCAGCTTCGGCTTGTGCATCTAGACCCATTACATCATAATCATCAACACCTATGTCTCCAAAGTCATAGGATGGAACACCCTTAGTTCCTTTGCGTGGTTTACCAGCGCCGCCCCTAGATTTCAGGAGATCGCTCTCAGCCTCAGTAATGTAGGCGAGTTTGTGGGGTTGCCCCTTAATATTCATTTTTCGTGGTAAGGAAGTTAATCCTGCCATAGTATTCCCCTTTTCAGTCATGCTATTATTATAGCACACTTTCTTCATTTTCCCAAATCATACATTCCAGTAAGTAGCTGGTTTCTCTCTAGGTTCATCATCATACTCTGGATCATCAGGATGTGTCAGGTGCCATGAGTCCTTCATATAGTGGATTGCCATAGTTAAGGCATCCACTTGGTCATCGTGTGCAGCGTTGGGAAAACGTATAAGTTCTTCTATGAGGTCATCTGCCCATTTCTTACCCTTGGGTATCCATAGCCTACCCGCTTCCATGATAGGTGTTGCTGCATAAACTCTGGATACCTTATCCCTGTCGGGGAGGTATTCCATTACAGGTAGCCCACCCCTACGCATGTCCTGTATGAGAGATTGGCCGGATGCTTTCTTTTCTACCATGCAGACATCAGGCTTATGTTGATTATACAGCTTCTGCGCCAGCCGCCTCAGTTCTGGATATTCAAAGCGGCCCTTGATGTTGCCCAGAAGTATCAGGTGAGGAGCAAAGTCTTCGTAGCCCTGCTCATCCTGATTGTACATGTAGAAGATACCCCATGTCTGTATCACGCTGTAGTCAGCGGTATTTGATGTGGAGAATGCGGTATCAAATGTCTGTATAACAAAATCACATGTGGGCGGATCGCCAAACTCCCAGTCCTTAATCCAGCGTTTCTTTATGATACCGCCTTCTTCCGGGGTAGGGTCTTGCATATACAGGGCATTCCAGTACCTGCTACCGTTGCTGGCCTTAATCTCATTTTCATCTACCTTCAGTATACGATCCGGTTTCCACTCAGGAAAGTAGCTAGTGCCTACAGGTAGATCAAGAAGCTCTGAGGCATCCTCGTCAACCCATGCAGGTATCTTTACAACATCCCATGGTATCGTCTCATAGTCGGGCATGTTCTCCTGTTGCTTGAGAAGCCAGCCACAGAGGTCATCATAGTGATATCGAGTGTTGATTATAACTATGGCCCCATCAGGCATGATACGTGTTCTCAGACCTGCTGGATACCACTCCTTGATGAAGCGCCTACCTGCACTGGAGATCGCATCCTCTTCCGACATTGCATCGTCTAGGATTGCCACATGTGCGCCTCGACCTGCAATCTGGGATCGGACACCAGCGGCATAGTAGGTTCCATTCTGATTTGTTTTCCACTTACCCGCCGCCCTGACATCGCTTCTTAGTGCCACCCCTCTGAATACCTTTGAGAACTCTTCGGTGTTAACAATATCTCTTACTGATCTACCAAAATCACTGGCAAGCTGATCACTATGAGATATTGTCAGTAGCTCATGTTCAGGGTTTCTACCTATGTACCATGCGGGAAACAATTTAGAACATACAACAGACTTGGAGGACCGAGGTGGTAGAAACACCATCAGTCGTTTTATCTCTCCATTTTCTACCTGTTGTAGTTTTTCTGATATAACTTCAATGTGGCGACCCATTCTAAAGTCAGTTACAATGGTAGGTGCCATCAGTCTAACAAAAGAAAGGAAGTCATCATTACATTGAGTGTTAACACCTTGGGATAACAATCCTTGAAGGTTAACGAATGTTTCTATATAGTTACTATTTAAATTCTCCATAGTAATATTATACACTATACTGTAGAGTTTTACAATAGAGATATATAAAATATATTATAAAAATATTATAAAGTAACTAATTAGTACCGCCTTGTGGTATTTATGCAACACTATAGATATCTTTTTTTTTTTTTTT